CATAGCCGAGCATTCCAATTCCGCCGAATACAAAAGAATCCCTGACATCAATCAAACCCTTAAAAAACGCCTTCAAGCTCTCTCCCTTTTTACGTTTAGATAGGAATATTCCAGCCCGTCAAGCGACACCTGCTCATCACATTTGATAGTTTGCCGGGTGGTTACCGACTTGTTGGGTGCATTATATGATTTTTTAGAAATAATTATTGTAGCGGTTGCGCTAGTTGCACAAAAAGATTATGTAGAAAGGTTTTATTCTGTTTCATCCAAGGTGGTTGTCAGGCTAATCCGCACCAATTCACTCCGTGGGACACGCAGGGAACGCTTGCCGGGACGATATGCTTCTATCTGGCCTATTGAGATCCAGTAGTATAATGTCCGTACCGGGACGCTTAGAAGCTCGCTTACTTCATTTATGCGGAAGGTCTGCTTGTTGGGTATTTGCATGATTATTACTTATCCTTCCAGTCAAATATTCCCGTTGGTTGGATTTTAGATGTGATTCTACCGTTTTTGTTATCAATGATAAATTCCTTCTCAAAGTCTTCAACCGTCCATGATGCTGGGTCAATCCTTGAGAACCTATACCAGATTTCCTTTCCGCAAGATTCACACTTTACTTTTGCATAGCATGGTGTCTTTTCGGGTAGAGCAAAGAGTCCGGTAAAACCGTTACAATATGGGCAATCTCCAAAGTTCATATCAACCTCCCTGTGCGTATCCAGCCGCACCCCTGAATGGGTTATCCCAACGGCTTCCCACAGTCAAGACACACAAGAACGGGCATCTGTGTCGTCAGCATTTGCCCCGTGGGTGAAATTAACGCTGATATGGTACTCACCCTAACCACCAGGATGAAATACTCACAGCCGCACTCACACGCCTTTGTGACCGCACTCTTCCTTTGCTTCGGGGTGAGCTGGATTTGCTGACCTGGCGCCAGTGTTTTCATCTTCATCCCCGTTCTTTTCAGTCTCTCCATTGATTCTCCCATTAGTTTTCTCCTTTCGATTTTTCCTCTTTTCTCAGCACTCCGATATCCATCGCCTCTTCAACCGCCTCTTTCGTCTTTTGCTCAAAGAATCTGTCAAACATTTTCATTCTCCTTTTGGTTTATGCCCCGGTCATCCGGGCTGTTATCTGCTCTGCTGTCAATCCGTCATAGACGGAGGCTGCTGGCGCTTCTGATATATCTCTGCTTTTTAATCCTTCCGCCATCGCACATGCCACCGCCCCGTCTATCCTAAATCGCGTCTTACTCTTGTCCAGCCTCCTATTTCCGGCTGCATCGCTTTCCGTTATTGCATTGCTGAAATTCCAAGTTAAGCAGGGATTCCCATCGTGTATAAATCTCCTGTCAAGGATTGACACCTCTAAGGCTTCAACGGCCTGAGTCATTGATGCGTATCCCTGCCCCCACGGAACAAGTCGAATAGCACCCTCTCTCGCCTTATCTTTCCCGTCAACATAACAATCAAGGTCTATTGCCTGCATTGCATGCATAAGATCATCAATGCGGTAGCGGTCAAAGGCTATCCCGATTATCTTATATGTTTGATGGATTTTGGCGAGTTCAAGGGCGATGAATGAGTATTGAATGGCCCTTCCTGGCGAGGTGTATATAATACCCTGTTTCTTCCAGACAACATAAGGAACCCTATCCCTCTTTTCGTGTTCGATCAAACTTTCCTGTGGTTTCCAGAACCACGCTTTGACTCGATCTTGCTCCCCCGCTGATACTCCGACAAGGGCGGTCAGGTCTGTTTTTCCTGAAAGGTCAAGCCCCAGGTAAATTTCTTCTCCCGGCTCGATGGTTGCGTCTCCCTTGCAGGCTATCCATTCGGCTCGGGGGATAAGTGGAGACTTGGCATCGACTCTCTGATTCAAGTACAAATTGCGAAACGAGGATTCAAAGGTAGGCATCCTGACTGCTCGCTTGGCTGCGGTTTTCATTTCAGGCAGGGATCTAAAATCTCCGAGTGCGGGATTGGCCTTCCGCCACAGTTTCTGATCTGTGAAAACACCCTCCGCATCATCTGGAACAGCGTACAAATGGCAGACAGTAGTTTCATCTCGTCCACTTAGTCCGTCATCAATTAACTGGCTGAGTATGTGGAGGGGATCATTCGACTGAGTGGAGATTACAATGAAGAGAGGTTCCTCTCTCGCGGCCATCGAAGTGTCAAGGGCATCATACAGGTCGCGGTTCCTCGCCTGGGCTAATTCGTCATAAATTACCACTGTGGGGTTATATCCATACTTAGTCCCGGCCTCCGCTGAAATTGCCCGATAGATGGACCCGTTTGAATAGCAGACCATCGTCTTTGTAGAATCGACTATCTTGATATATGACATCAACTCCGGGTCCGCCCTTACGATCTGGGAAGCATACTTGAAAACAATCCCCGCCTGTTCTCTTTCGGTGGCTGCTGAATAGATTTCCCCATTTACCTCTGCTTCGGGTCCGACCAGGTGAACCAGTGCAAGGCAGGCAATAAATGCGGTCTTCCCGTTCTTACGAGCAAGACTCAAAATCGCCCTTCGAACAATTCGCTTCCACAACTTATCTACCGGACCATAGACAGCCTTGATAAACAGAAGCTCAAACTTCCTCATCTTGAACTGTGTCCCTTGGCCTTTCCCGGATGGGACGGTCAGTTGCTCAATAAATTTGACTATTGCTTTTACGCGATCGCTACTTTTTGCCACCAATCAACCCCTTGAATTTGCTTTCCTTGCCCTTCGCCGGATCCACCCCCAGCTTCGCCCTGGCCGCCGCCCCTATTCCAAACTCGGCTGCATAGCGCACCATATCCCCGGCCGCTTTGTTTGCTATCCCGATCAAGGGTTGCTGAATCCAGTTGCCGGATATTGTTTTCTGTACCAACCCCGCAATGGTCCCGCCCTTTGTGCTGAGTTTTTGTAGCTCATCCTCTGCGTGTCTCCACCGTGAATATGCACTACAGTAAGCGGCGAGGATTTGTTGATCTATCTCGGCCAGGACTTTCATCGCATACAGGCCATCAACTATCCTGTTCCATTCTGTCTTTGCATAGTCGTCAAGGAACTCCGGGATGGTTGGCATACCTTCTGGGGGGATGGGTTCTTTCGGAATCGGATACTTGCCGGGGTTGCCTTCTAAAACTTTGAGTGCTGCTGGTTTCTTTCGTCTTGCCATTATCTTTCCTCCAGTTTCGATTTCTCCCCGGTGTAATCTTCCCAGCGTTTAATTATTATATCGACGTAATGTGGGTCTATCTCAATTCCAAAACACTTCCGGTTGGTTTTTTCACAGGCGATTAGGGTGCTGCCTGAACCTAAATATGGGTCTAAGATGATTTTAAAATCATCATCGCAAAAATCATTTAATATGCCCTCTATTAAACCAACTGGTTTTTGCGTCGGATGGACTCTTTTCACCAACTCATCCTTTTTAATTCCTTGACTATACCGAGCCGATTGCCAAACCCATTTATAAATTTTTAATGGAATTTCAAACGATGTCCACGCCAATTCGCCAGAAGCAAAAGTTTTCATGGCTTTTGCGTCATCTGATTTTTTCACCCAAACAATCCAACTTTTTGATATCGGTAATTTGTCACAAAAATAGTTTGCGCCAAAAATAATATGGTGATCAGACAAAGATAAAAGGTGCATAGGGTCAAATGGCCTATCATCATTTATAACACTGCGGTATTTGTTTTCACTTAACCCAATATTAGTTTTGTTTTTTCCTTTTAATAAATCCACCCCATACGGCGGGTCAGTGAAAACCATATCAGCCTTTTCCCCATCCATCAACCGTTCCACATCCTCGGCCTTTGTCGAATCGCCACACATCACCCGGTGTTTCCCACACAACCAGATATCTCCCGGCTTTGTGATAGCCACCTTCGGGGGTTCGGGGACTTCATCGGGGTCGGTTAAGCCTTCCTTCTCTCCACCGCCCATCCAATCCTCCGGCAAATCCACACCCCAGTCAGTCAGGGGCAGGTCGCTCCATGAACTACTCAGGGCATCCATATCCCACTCGCCCCAGTTCGTGCCGTTGTCTTTAATCACAAACTCCCGCTTCTGCTCCGGGGTCAGGCCAGTGACCACCTTTGCACTGACCTCGGTTGCTCCAGCCTTACGCAGCGCCAGTGTCCGCATGTTTCCACCCAAGCAAACCATGTCTTCGTCAATAACGATCTCTCGGAGTTGCATCATTTCTGGGAACTCCTGCAATGATTTGACAAGCCGGTCCATGTCGCGGTTCGAGATGGTACGCGGGTTGCCTGGGTTTAGGTTGATTTGGCTCAACTTTAGTTTCCTGGTTTCTACGTTTATCATTTTACCACCTTTGGTTTGTCAAAACTTATAATCCCATCAAAGTATGTTTTATAAAACTCAAACAGGTTGCGGTCTATTGTGATGCATCCGTTCTCGGTCCTGGGGTTTGTGTTGATATTTGCGGATGTCTCAATCCCGAAGGCGAATTTATCACCATAGCCAGCGAAGATTTTTGAATGATTCTTAAAAACCGCAACCCTACCTCCATACGATTCTATAATTGGTTTTAATAGTGCGTATTCCTGTTTGTACGTTCCTGGGAATATTTCTCCAACATAGGCGTCCATTTTCTTGATCTTTCCGGCCTTCAGCCAGTCTTCCATCTGATATACATCCTCCGCAGCCATGCACCATGTAGAGAAGAGGCAATACTCGAGGTCCTGTGCGCGTAAGATTATTTTTAGATATGAGAGCGCATCGATGTCTCCCCCGGTTATAACGTGGTGGCTTTCTCCTTCTCTAAACTCCTGATCAAAGATATCCAATAGCTGTGTTTCACTGAATGCCCTTCTGTATGTGTTTTGGTGCCGCCGTGCGAGTTTCGTTGACCTCCGCTGCCTGGGTTTTTCTTCTTTTACTTCTTCCTTTTCTTCTTCTTCTTTACCCCATCCACTGGTTTCACCAAACGTTTCGTTATCCATTTTCAACCCCCTATTAGAATTTGTCGGAAACTAAAGCGAAGG